ATAGATACCGATAAGCAAGCAGCGCTAGAAAAAGCGGCTAATCAAGTGACACCGACCGCAGAACAGATGCTACTCGCAAATTTAACGCTTGAAGTAGAGCAGATGAAGGCGGTGAAATCAAATGACTAATTATGATAAGTGTGCGCTGTTTTACAGTTGGGGAATTGATCTAATACCTTATGTACCGGTAATGATTACCCCAGACGAATACAAGCAAATTACAGGCAGTGACTATGTCGCCAGCAAAAGCTAGCGGCTATTTTTGTGGAAGGAAGTGAGAAAGTGACATTTTTTGGATACACGATTGGTGACTGGGCGGAATTCATATCAATCATAGGGGTGGGCGTAAGTGCGGGAAGCTGGCTGTTCAAAAAGATTGCCTTAGATCCATTACGCTCTGATATTCAAATGCTTTCAGAGACGATTAATCGTCAGCTAAAACTGCACGAACAATCACTGGCAGACTTGAATACTCATCTGAAAGCACATGATGAAGAGCTTGGCAGTCACTCGGTTAGAATCACTCGATTGGAAGACCATGTAGGCATTAAAGGAGATAATGATGATGAATAATTGGACAGAACTTTTAGTATCACTTGCAGTAGCAGCAATCCCGATCATTGGGGCTTGGATCTCAAAACAATTGCTGGCTAACAAACAGGCGCTCACTTTGGTAAAGGTATTAGGCCCATTGGCAAATGCTGCGGTAACTGCGGCAGAACAGCTTGGTGTGACGCAGGCGATTGACGGTGCAGTTAAGAAATCTACTGCCATTCAAGCTGTGAAAGATGGTTTAAAGTCGCTTGGCTTCACCAGCACAGACGAGCAGACAATTGCCAACGCAGTTGAACAATCTTATGCGGATTTGAAAGACAGCCTAGCAGAAACCTATCCGCAAAAGACAGTCGATCAGGAAGCGTCTAATCAAGACAAGGTAGCTGCCGCAGCTCAAGCAGCCGCAGACGCAGTTAAGGCTCAGCTGGCACCATCATCTGTTGCTCCACAGCAATAAGGAGGGCACCATGAAATTTAAAAATAAACTAATTACCTTGGTAGTCGCCTTCTTGGCGGCTATTTCTTTTGCCCTGCCATCGCAGGTGAATGCGGCCAAGGGAGATCAAGGTGTCGACTGGTCAGTCTGGCAAGGTGCCAACGGTGTATTTGGCTATTCAACCGACGACTTCGGCATATCTCAGATTGGCGGATATAGTGGTTATGGTGTGTATGAACAACCAACGTATAAGACGCAAGTAGCTTCTTTGATTGCGGCCGGTGATAAGGCACATTCTTATATGTGGTGGCAGAATATCGACAACACGAATTTGGCCAAGCAGGTGCTAGATCATTTCTTGCCAGAGATTCAAACACCAAAAGGGTCGATTGTTGCGCTTGACTATGAAGCTGGGTCGACCAACACGTCAACTTTGCTGTGGGCACTCGACTATATCCGCGATGCTGGTTATACACCAATGCTTTACGGCTATAAGAGTTTCTTGATGAGTCACATTGACTTGTCACAGATTGCCAGCCACTATCAGTTATGGCTTGCGGAATATCCTGATTACAATGTCACTACTGTGCCGAACTATGGCTACTTCCCGAGCTTTGACAATGTAGGCATCTTCCAGTTCACTTCCACCTATCGCGCTGGCGGCCTTGATGGTAACGTTGATCTAACCGGCATCACTGATTCAGGCTACAATGGTAGCACGACAACTGGCAGCGGCAAGACCTACGTCAAGCCATCAACCGATACACCGGCAACCAGCGCAGGCCAGCAAGCTAACAACACCACGCTTGGCCAGATCAAAGCTGGCGATAGTGTTAAGGTCAACTTCGGTACAACCCGTTGGGCGAACGGTGTCGCAATGCCTAGCTGGGTTCAGGGCAAGACGTACACCGTGCAGCAAGTATCTGGATCTAACGTATTGCTTGGTGGCATCATGAGCTGGATCAACCGAAGCAATGTTGAATTGCTGACAACGACCAGTGTGCCGTTAGTAAACTCTGGCTCTACCTACACCGTCCAATCTGGTGATAGTTGGTGGTGGATCGCTTACAAATACGGCATGAGCATGTATATTTTGGCTTCTAACAATGGTAAGACGATTAACAGTGTAATTCACCCAGGCGATGTTATCCGAGTATCTGGCACAAGCTATTCAAGCGTAGCAAGCCACACGTATTACACTGTGCAATCTGGTGACAGCTTCTGGAGCATTGCCTATAAGTACGGTATCAGCATGTACACGCTGGCTGCTAACAACGGCAAATCAATCTACAGCGTCATTCATCCGGGTGAAAGCCTGTACATCAAGTAATGGGTTGCCGTTGAAACCAAAAATTTAAATAAGGTGAGTGCATATGTCTAAAAAAATTGATCAAGCACGAGTTATTGAGCAAAGCTATGTGAGACGTGACTTAATGAGAGCCGTTTCAGAGTTGCTGGATTCCGCTTCAGACAAGCATTCAACTGATGAACTTATAGATGCTGTTGCCTCCGTTCAGTCTGTGACAATGGCCTTGGAGCATAAATCAGCCGTTTGCGGTCCTCCTGGGCTACGTGGCTGGGACGGAGAAGAATATTGA